TGGATTGACCGAATGGTCGCTCGCGGGTTTAAGGTGATTGACGTTTGCCGGTTGGCAGGCATACCGCGTGGGAGCTACTACATGCTCCATAGACGACAGCCTGTGGTCAATCGCGACATGGGAGACGAAACGGAGGGCGTTGCGTGAAAACGCTTCGACGTGGCGACCAGTTCAGTCCAATTCATTCTAACTCTGGAGCTATGGTGGCGAAACTTTTTGTCTGGGATTTTGACGGGAAACAGTTAGAACTGAGGTCATACGCTGGAGTAAATACCGGCGACCGCGAACCAATTGTGAAAACGATCACGCTATCAGAACTCGAAACTCATTGGCGACCAGTTAGCAAAAATCCTTTTGGCACTATTGTCCACCGTTATAGCGAGGTGCTGCAGTGATTCTGACTTGCTATCTCCTTGCTGGCCTGCTCGTTTTGTTCCTCATTTGGGCAGATCAAACAAACGCTTGGGGAATCGTGACCAATTGCAGGTCTGCAAATATCGCAGCTGGATTCATAGTTGTGCTCGGTTGGCCTTTGATCGTTACTGTTGAAGTTCTATCTCTTATCTATGAGTTAAGGAGACTCAAACAATGACCGCAATAAAGGATTTAATCCTCGGAGTTTGCGACGGTACCAGGCAAGGAAAACTTGAGCGTTTCGGAGACATTTACAAGCTGACAACAAATGAATATGTCGGTGTAGTTACGAAACAAATAAAGGAAATGCTGAGAGATAAAACGATCACGGTTGACCAGATAGCGAGGTCTGGATTGTGAACGAAACTTTAACACACTCAGAAACGCTGAAATCCTACGAGCCGTTAGCGAAACAACCGGAAGTGGATTCAGCGTGACGGATTACCAACGGTTTATAGAGTCAAAACGCTACGTAATGGCAGACGATCCAATTGGTGAAGTTTCTATAGACCCTAATTTGTTCGACTTTCAAGAAGCCGTCGTCCGGTGGGCTGTCGCCAAGGGTCGCGCATGTGTGTTCGCTGGAACCGGTCTAGGGAAAACCATCATGCAGTGCGAGTGGGCTAGGCATGTTCCGGGGAAGAGGCTGATCGTTGCGCCATTGGCTGTTGCCACTCAGACCGCTGCAGAAGCAGAGTCAAAAATTGGGCTAACGGTCAAGCATATCAAAGAACCTTCGCAAGTAGACGGCGACGGGGTTTATGTGTCCAACTATGAAAGAGCGTTGTCGCTCGATGTCAAGTGGGACGGGGTAGTTCTTGACGAGTCTAGCATCTTGAAGTCTCACGATGGGGCATATCGAAAAGGGCTCACTGACATGTTTTCTCGCACACGTTATAAGCTCTGTTGCACTGCGACACCCGCACCGAACGATTTGATGGAACTGGCAAACCATGCTGAGTTTATCGGCGCGATGACGAGGCTTGAATGTCTCGCAACGTTCTTCGCCCACGACGGAGGGGACACTTCCAAATGGAGACTGAAACGCCATGCGGTCAAAGACTTTTGGGATTGGGTATCGAGTTGGGCTGTGGCTTTCGATTCACCGTCAGACATTGGTTTTGACGGGGCTCGGTTCATACTTCCTGAACTGAAAACGTTCGAGCATCGGTGCCACGTCGACACTGGCGGACAAGGAGGTCTGTTTGGAGACCAGGACCCAGGTGCGACGAAACTCTATACCGTTTTACGCAACTCTCAGGCCCAGCGGGTAGAGATAGCTTCCAGGCTTGTTTCTGCAGAACCGGACGAACAATGGTGCGTTTGGTGCCATACCAACGATGAACAAGACGAACTAGAAGCATCTATTTCCGGGGCTGTCGGAGTTAGGGGAGACGATCACCCCGACTACAAAGAAAAATCTTTATTAGGATTTGCAAAAGGGGATTTCCGTGTCCTCGTGACTAAACCAAAAATAGCCGGTTTCGGAATGAACTGGCAGAACTGTAGGCGGACAGTGTTCGCATCGGTAACTTATTCCTATGAACAACAATATCAGGCAGTCAGAAGGTTTTGGCGGTTCGGCCAGACCAAACCAGTCCATGTGCATACGATCACGGCAAACACCGAGGAGTCGGTCATGTCGGCTGTGAACTTCAAGGCGGCAGTGCATTCAAGTATTGCGCGGTCGATGAGCGGGAACTTTAAGAGGCATGCATGAACATCAAGGGTAACGCATGGGAGATGGCACTAGGTGACTGTGTCGAAGTAGTAGGTTCAATGCCTAACGATTCGATCGGATATTCAGTGTTTTCTCCACCGTTTGCAAGCCTCTATGTTTATTCGGACGATCCCAGGGACATGGGCAACGTCAAGGACGATCAGGAGTTCTTTGACCATTTAGGGTTTTTGATACCGGAACTTTTTAGGGTGCTGAAGCCAGGGAGAGACCTAAGTTTCCACTGTATGAACTTGCCGCTTTCAAAAGAGCGCGACGGAGTTATTGGAATCAAAGACTTTCGAGGAGATCTTATTCGTGCGTTTTCAACGGCAGGGTTTGTGTACCACTCTGAGGTTTGCATTTGGAAAGACCCAGTGACTGCGATGCAACGGACAAAGGCCATCGGGCTTTTGTACAAGCAGCTGAAGAAGGATTCTTGTATGTCTCGGCAAGGAATAGCTGACTACCTGGTGACTATGCGAAAACCTGGAGAGAACCAAGAACGAGTCACAAAAAACCCCGACGAGTTCACAGTCGGCCAATGGCAACATTACGCTAGCCCCGTTTGGATGGACATCAACCCGTCAGACACTTTGCAGAAGGAATCTGCGAGGGCGGATGAAGACGAACGGCACATTTGTCCTTTGCAACTGGAAGTTATCCGGAGGGCCGTCACTCTTTGGTCAAACCCAGGGGACGTGGTTTTGAGCCCGTTTGCAGGAATCGGATCAGAAGGCGTGGTTTCCGTCGAACTAGGCAGAAGGTTTCACGGGGTCGAGTTGAAAAGAAGCTACTTCGACCAGGCAGTCAAGAATCTGCAAAACGTGGAGTCTCAAAGCTCGTTATTTGACGATGAAATAGCCTGCATGTTTGGAGATTGCGAATGAACGAGACACTTACTCACTCAGAAACGCTGAAACCTTACTTCATTGGTAAGCCTGAAAAGCAAAAAAGACATTGGTCTTTGCATTTTGATTCTTGTTTTAGTTGTGGGACAAGGCAGTTCCGACATGCAGCAAGAGGGCTCTGCACTCACTGCTACAAGATAGAGAACAGAGCTCTGAATCAAGCACGAAAAGAATTCTTGAGACAGCTGCAGCCACCTAAGAAAAAGGTTAACTTGGAATGGCAACAACGAGCTAGATACGATAGACACAAACTAGGATTGAGCGCAAAGCAAAGTTTGGAGTATTGGCCTTTTGAAATCAAACCTACAGAAACCGAATGGATGGAGCTCTCTGAATGTCAATGACGCATGATCCTTTTGCAGATTTTCCAGACGCCACTAGACCCGATAAGATATTACCAAAAAGGGCAACTCCGAAATCTGGAGACGCTAGAAAAACTAAAGTAAGCGCCGAATCCTTAACTCGTAAACTGTGGCGTGATCGTGGTTACATCTACGGAAGAACAGAGACACTTGAAAGTCATTTTAGGGGAGGGTTTGGCATCAAAAAAGACCTTTTTGGCATTATTGATGCAATCGCAGTAGGAAACGGAGAAATCGTGTTTTTGCAGTCTACAACACTAACTCAAAAGTCTAGCCACTTATCTAAGTTAATCAGCGGAACTTATAAGATTGGCAACGGTACACCAGTTGCAATTTTAGATGCAGTTAACGAAATTTTAAGAGCTAATCAAAGGCTCATCTTTTGTCTTTGGCATCAGCCAGGAGGAAAAGGAACAAAGTGGATTTGCGAGGAATTAGAGATTACCGAAATGGTAATCGAGAGACAAATAGAAAGGAAGCGAAATGGCAAGAATTAGGACGATTAAACCAGAATTTTTCAGGCATGAAGGATTACAGGATTTAGAGATTGAAAATCCACAGTGTTATGTAATGTTAGTATTTGCAGGTCTTTGGGGCCATTGTGATTCTCAAGGAATTTTCGAATATCGACCAAGGCAACTAAAATTAGACATTTATGAACGGAAGAAAACACAATGAGTGAGTCTCGGTGGTTTCGTGAAAACGTAGATTGGTGGGAGCGTGAATGGTGTTTGGTGCTTTCATCGGAAGCCCGTCTTTGTTGGAACCTTCTCAAATGCCGGATCGGGTCGGTAGGCCAACATGGACGAGTACCAAAGTCCCCGGTCTCATTACTGGCTCGTCAATGGTTAGTTGGCGAAGAATCTGTCAGGCAGATGCTTACGGCTGCTTTAGCGACTTCAGAGCTTTACGAAGAAGGCGACCATTGGTGCATGAGAGACCCGTCGATCTACGCCAAAGACCCAAGGGCCACTGAACGTAAACAGGCTCAAA